TATAACATTAACAGAAGCAGGAGTGACTGCAAGTAATTTTAATAAAATAGCGTTAGTGTGGTCAAGTGGTAAATGTGCTTTATTTATTAACGGAGTAAAAGAGCAAGAAGATTTAACTTTTAGTACTTTTGCTAGTGATGTATTATTTGATTTGTCTTTTAAAAGTCCTTATAATGATGTAGATGGTAGTAGAGATTTTTACGGTAAAGTCAAATCACTAGCGGTATTTAATGAGGCTCTTGAAGATGACGAACTAGAATTACTAACAGGTGTAACTAACTATGGTTCATTTAGTGAACTAGCATCAGCTAACGGATATACAATAATATAATGGGAAAAGGTGTAGTAAAATTAGGTGAAGGCCAATGGGCGGTTAAAGATGGTAATCTATTGGCTGCTAAAGAAACCAATGGTAGATTCAAGAATGCAGAGTTTACTGTTGCTAGAGGTACTAGAGCTACTTATGTAGGTAGAGATGGTTTAATCAAAGAAAGTAACTTACAAGATGTTAATCTAATTACTAACGGTACTTTTGATACTGATAGCGATTGGACAAAAGGTACGGGTTGGTCTATATCAAATGGTAAAGCTAGAAGAAGTGGTCATAGCGTTAATAGTGATATTAGACAATATGTTCCTGTTGTAAACGGTGGTCTTTATAAGTTTTCATACACAAGAAGTTATGAATCAGGTGAAGGGGTAACAAATATATACGTACAATTAGATAATGCAAATTACAGTACTTTAGGTAATTATAGCTCTACCGTTGTAGAAGAACATACAGTCGAGGGATATTTTACAACCACATTCACAGGTAACTTACTTTTTAGGATTTTTGGTATAAATGATTTTACAGGTACAATAGACAACATATCAGTACAAGAAATAAAAACAGATACTCCTCGTATAGACTTTGCAGATAATACTGATGGTCATTTATTACTTGAACCACAGAGTACTAATCTTATTACTTATAGTGAGGATTTTAGTCAATGGGCGGGATTAATAGCGTTAAGTATAGGATTAAATCAAGGTATTTCTCCAAATGGTTCAACAGAAGCAAATCTTCTTTCTATTGGTATAGATTCATCATCAACAAGACACAGATTATATAATACATTTAATTTTGTTTTAGGAGATACCTATACCTATTCTGTATTTGCAAAAAAAAATGAAAACGATTGGTTTCAATTAATGTTTTCAGCCTCTGCTTTCGATAATGAAAGTTATGCTAATTTTGATTTAAACAATGGTCTAGTAGGAAATAAAGGAACTTCTACAACTGCTAATATAATGTATTATGGAAATGGTTGGTATAGGTGCTCTATAACCTGTACTGCATCAGCAAGTGTTACTACTACTTATGAAATTTTAACAACTAACAATACAAACTCAGGTAGATACCCTAGTTATCAATCTAGCGCAGCAGTAAACGTATGTTTTTTATGGGGTGCACAACTAGAAGTATTATCCTACGCAACTTCTTACATACCTACTAGCGGTTCAACAGTAACTAGAGATGCAGAAACTTGCACAGGTGCAGGTGAAGCTGCTGACTTTAATAGTGAAGAAGGAGTATTGTATGCAGAGATAGCTGCCTTGGCTGATGATGGTACTAATAGATGTATTGCTTTGTCAGATGGTACTGCTGATGATAGAGTAACTTTAGTTTTAGGAGATGACTCTAATAAGATAAGAGCAATAGTAAAGAGTGATGGCTCTACTTCTTTTGATGAAGAATATACTGTAACATCGACTTTAGATTATCATAAAGTCGCAATAAAATACAAGGCTAATGATTTTGCTTTATGGATTGATGGGGTTGAAAGATTTACAGACACAAGTGGTTCTGCACCTATTGGATTAAACGAATTAGCTTTTGATACAGGCATTTCTATTTTAAATTTATATGGTAAATGCAAAGCACTAAGAGTGTACAAAGAAGCGTTAAGCGATACAGATTTACAAAATTTAACAAGTTAATTATGAATAAAATAGGAAAATACGAATTTACAAACGAATCTACAGCTAAAAGTAAAATAGCTGAATTAGGCACTGCTACAGATGAAGATGGCAATACATACCCAACTCATAAGCATTGTATCGTTGAATTAGGTAATATTGTAATCACACCAGGTGATTATGATGAGGAAGGTAATGAACTTACAGCTCCAGTACTATCTGAGATGTATCACGTGGATGTATTGTGGAAAGATCTAACTATCAATGAAGATGGTGATTTAGATGGCGACCACGACGCTTGGGATAGTTACAAGGTAGATATTGATAGCGAAGGTGTTCATAGCTTCTTAGGATTGTCCTACGCGGACATGAAAATATAACAATTATTAATTAAATTAAATTAAATGGGAAAATCAATCGACTTGGCTGCTAAGCCAGAAAAAATCACAGACGAACAGTTAAAAGAGGTTCAGCAAGTAATCTCAACATCTAACCAGATTAAATTAGAAGTTGGTAATATAGAGGCTAGAAAGCATATGCTGCTTCATGAGCTAGATATTATTAATAAAAAAATGGGTGAGATAAATAAAGCCCTTGAAGAAGAATACGGTAAGATGGATATTGACATCAACACTGGAGCAATAAACTACCCAGAAGATGAGCAAGCTGATTCGTAAAATTACAATAGGTAAAGATTATAAAATAGATGCTATGCATTACTCTGTAGGCCAAGAGGTCTATGGAGGGCATACTATCTGTGATATTATAGAAGAAGAGGATAAATACTCTGTATATATTAAAAAAAATAAAGACGTATTACCTTGGAAAGACTTTAATAAGAATATGGCTATATCTATAGAATATAATTTGCAATACTAATGCAATCGTTAGATGATTATATAGTTAGACCTAAAGGTCAAAGATATAATAACGCTATAGATGTTGGTGATAAAAAACTAATAATAAACACAGAGGTTTTTAATCATCAGTTTGTAAATAGAGAAGCTGAGGTGATAGCTATACCTAGAAATAATAAAGCTAACATTAAGGTTGGTGATACCGTTGTATTACATCACAATGTTTTTAGAAGATGGCATAATATAAAAGGTGAAGAAAAAAATAGTAGAAGCTATTTTAAAGAAAACACTTACTTTATAAAAGAAGATCAAATATTCGCTTTCAAAAGAAATAATAAGTGGAAGCCAATGAAAGGTTATTGTTTTATAAAACCAATAAAAAATAAAGATATTTTTTCATCTGACAAAGAGCAACCATTAATTGGTATAGTAAAGCAAAGTGATGGAACAGTAGGAGTTGGAGATTTAGTTGGTTTTAGACCAAACAGTGAATATGAGTTTGTAATAGATGGAGAACGACTTTATAGAGTTTTATCTAGTTTTATAACAATTAAATATGAATATCAAGGAGACGAAGAAGAGTATAATCCAAGCTGGGCATAAAGCTGTTGAAGAGCTAATAAAAGTAGCTCAAGAACAGATTATCACTCACAGCGAAGATGATGTATCTGCAGATAGATTAAAAAACGCTGCGGCCACAAAAAAACTAGCTATATTCGATGCTTTTGAAATATTAAACCGCATACAAGAAGAAGAAAATTTATTAAGTGGTAAAGAACCAGAAGAGAAAAAAGAAAGAGTATTTAAAGGTTTTGCAGAAGGCCGATCAAAATAAACAACATGGGACTAAATAATCATATATTCGATTTTTACACAGAGGTGTCTAAAGGGCTTGTACCTAAACACTTTCTTGTACATAAATTTGGACACAATTTAGATATTGACACTCTTACAGATCCAGAAACAGTGTGGAGTAATGGGGGTTTGTATAGTTTTCCTAGTTCAGCTGATACCCTTAAAGTAATTAGTAGTGATGTTGATGATAACGGAACAGGAACTACTGGAGCGTTAACAATCAAAGTGCAAGGATTAGACACTAATTATGAAATTATAGAAGAAGATTTTACTTTAAATGGACAAGCCGCGGTGACTGGCAACAAGCAATTTTTAAGAGTATATAGAGCTTTTGTTACTTCAGCTGGTGGTAGCGAAAACAACGAAGGAACTATAACAATAAATAACTCGGACGATAGTTTAACCTTAGCTGAGATACCAGCAGAGCATGGTCAAACTCAGATGACTATATATACTATTCCGGCTAATCACAAAGGATATTTATTTTCTTTTTCAGGTTCTATGGCAAAAGCGACTCCTTCTACAGCCTGCGTGTTACAAATGATTTTTAGAAAAAATGGCATTAAAAGAGTTAAGCAAAACATATGTATAGACACAACGGGTTCTACTAGCTTTAATAAGGAATTTAAAATACCATTAGAAATTGAAGAAAAAACAGACGTGTTTGTAAACGCTAAAGAAGTTTCTCAAAATAACACTGGAGTATTTTCTAATTTCGCTATGATAGTAGTAGATCAAAGCGCGAAATACAAATAATGTACGAACAAACATTATATAAAATAGTTGAACCTATAAAAATCAACACTATCAAAAGACTTAACAAGTCTAGAAAGTGGGACTATGGCTACAACAAGGAAAATGATGTTGTAGTAATATCTAAGACCGGGCAAATAGGTGAGATATATGAAATACAAGGTTTAAAAATAGCTTTACCTAAAACGCCTGAAAATGCGCATAAGTTTGATAAAGATAAGTGGGGTCAATTAGACAAGCCAGATGTTCTAAAGAAAATAAAAACAATATTTGACTGGAAAGCGTATCCAGAAGAGCAAAAAGATCAATGGTACGATTATATAGATGAGGAATTTAAAAGGAGAGACGAAGGTTTCTGGTTTCAAAATGCTGGTGTTCCAACTTATATTACAGGAACTCATTACATGTACCTCCAATGGAGCAAAATAGATGTTGGTGCTCCAGACTTTAGAGAAGCTAACAGATTGTTCTTTATATTTTGGGAGGCTTGTAAAGCTGATAAACGATGCTACGGCATGTGTTATTTGAAAAATAGACGTTCTGGTTTTTCATTTATGAGTAGTGCTGAAACCGTTAACTTAGCTACTATATCGAGTGACTCTAGATATGGTATACTATCAAAGAGTGGTGCTGATGCAAAAAAGATGTTTACTGACAAGGTTGTGCCTATATCAATAAACTATCCTTTTTTCTTCAAGCCAATACAAGATGGTATGGATAGACCAAAATCTGAACTAGCATATCGTGTGCCAGCGAGTAAGTTTACTCGTAAAAAAATAGAGGTTAACGAACAGCTAGAAGAGATCAAAGGTCTAGACACTACGATTGACTGGAAGAACACTGGTGATAACAGTTATGATGGTGAAAAACTTTCTTTACTTGTACACGATGAAAGTGGTAAGTGGGAGAGACCTGATAATATACTTAACAACTGGCGAGTTACAAAAACTTGTCTTAGATTAGGTAGTAGAATTATTGGCAAGTGTATGATGGGGTCAACGAGCAATGCTCTTGACAAAGGTGGTGATAATTTTAAGAAGTTATATAACGATAGTGATGTAACGCAAAGAAATAAAAATGGTCAAACAAAATCTGGTTTATATGCTTTGTTTATACCAATGGAATGGAACTTTGAAGGTTTTATTGACGAGCATGGACGACCTGTCTTCACTACTCCTGGAACAGACGTTTATGGACCAGACGGTGAATTAATAGATATTGGTGTAATAGATCACTGGGAGAACGAAGTAGAAGGACTAAAAAGTGACCAAGATGCTTTAAACGAATTTTATCGTCAGTTTCCAAGAACTGAAGAGCACGCGTTTAGAGACGAAACAAAAAATAGCTTGTTTAACTTAGTAAAGATATACGAGCAAATAGATTACAACGAAGGTGTTAACAACTCCTCTAATATATCAACTGGAAACTTTCAGTGGGTTAATGGAGTTAAAGATACTCAAGTTGTATTCTACCCAGACCCAAAAGGACGGTTTAAAATAAGCTGGATACCAAATCAAAACCTACAAAACAATATAGTTATAAAAAATGGAATTAAGTATCCTGGGAACGAGCATATGGGCGCTTTTGGCTGCGATAGTTATGATATTAGCGGTACTGTTGATGGTAGAGGATCCAACGGATCTCTTCATGGACTAACTAAGTTTAGTATGGAAGATGCTCCTGCCAACCAGTTCTTTTTAGAATATATTGCTAGACCACAAACCGCTGAAATATTTTTTGAAGATGTATTAATGTCATTAGTATTTTACGGTATGCCATTACTTGCTGAGAACAATAAACCAAGATTATTATATTATCTTAGAAGAAGAGGATATAGAGGATTTAGTATGAATAGACCCGATAAAGTTTGGAATAAACTATCTGTTACCGAAAAAGAAGTAGGTGGTATGCCAAACTCTAGTGAAG